CACGTCGACTCTTTTGAGTTCTCGACGGGATGGAGGGGCGTATTCCGAGTGGCACGGGAAGAGAGAGAGATTTTTGTCAGAGGTCTTGGCTCCAGAAGTGATCCACACTCCTGCCTTTATGGTGGCGAAGGACGCTGGTAAGCCGAGACCATTGGTGAAGAACGATAGTTCTTATCTCCTCCTGCGGCCTCTCCATTCATTTCTCTACGACACGATTAGCAAGGAGAGTTGGTTGCTCCGCGGTAATTTCGCTCCGTCCAGTTTACTTTCCGCCGGGTTTACACCTGGTGGTAGTTACTTTTCGGCCGATTTTACTGCGGCAACCGACAACTTGTCTATCGAGGTCGCGGAGTCAATGTTGGACGAGCTTTCGGCCTTGTCTCTCCCGGACGTTCAACCTCTCCTTTCTGTTGCTAAGCAATCACTCCGCCCATTGGTTTCGGGCCCTCGCTGTTTCGTACCCACGACGGGACAATTGATGGGGAACCTTTTGAGTTTCCCCCTCCTTTGCCTCCAGAATTGGTGCGCAGCGACTTGGGTCGACCGGATGATGGGTTTGGACACGCCGAAGTTGATAAATGGCGATGATTTGCTTGTACAGGCGGATGACGATTGGACGTCTCTCTATCGGCTTGTGGTGCCGGGTCTCGGTATGATGTTGAACGAAAGGAAAACGGCTTTTTCACGGAAGTTGTTGACCATGAATTCAACCTATTATACAGGGAACTTTAAAAAGATCCCATTTGTGAAAATGAGGATTCACCAATCCGATGTGAGAGAGTTGCCGGAGGTCCTTCACGCCCTTTCTAGCGAGTTTACTCGTTCTCCTTTGCGTGCCCGTTTGACGCGCCATCTTCTCTCCTTTTGGAGCTTCAAGATTCGAGGATCTCGTCGCTCCCTCTACAAACTTGGTTTCCGATTGCCTCTTTTAGGGCATCATCAGATTCCCAAGCCTTTGTGGAGAAGGGAGAAGTGCCGTACCGGGCACGAGTACGATATTCCAAAGCGTCCCGCGGGGTTCCATCAGTCCATGATGGCGTGCCCGGAAGCTAAGGAATTTCTGGAGGACAAGGAGATCGCAGAGTGCGTCGTGGAGGCGACATGGAAAATGGGAGGATATGAACGGCCTGCCCGTCAATCGCTTCGTGACGTTAGACTTGCCTTGAAGGCCTCTCCTTCCAAGAGAGGTCCTGAGAGGTCTCAAGTCGCGCGTCAGCGGTTGTACGAGTGGCCGGAGAAGAAGAGCCCCGCCATTCCCGAGAGCATCGTGGATTGCTTTCTTGGTATCCACACTACAGTATCC